ATCAGATGGGTGCAACAAAAATGTTGCGGTAGCAACAAAAATGTTGCATACTCTCTTCCGTCGAAACGATAAGGACTCAACATGAAGTACAGCGAGTTTCGGCGCTGGTTGAAGGCTCGGGGAGTCATTTTCGAGCCTGCCAAGGGAAGCCATTTCAAGGTTTACTACGGCGACAACCAGACGATCTTCCCCGACCATGGAGCCAAGGAAATAGGCGATGGGTTGAGGAAGAAGATAATCAAAGACCTGGGCCTCAAGGATTGAGGCCCAGCCCTATGATCGGAGGCTGAACAGCTATGTTTGACTATCCCGTAACGGTTCACGAGGAAGCCGGCAGCGTGTGGGTCAGCTGCGACGATGTACCCGAAATGGCGAGCGCCGGAGATACCGTTGATGAAGCGCTGCTGGACGCTGTGGAAGGCCTAGAGTCGGCCCTGTCGCTCTATGTGGACCGGCGGCAGTCGATCCCACTGCCGTCGAAAGGCAAAGCGGGTCAGTCGATCGTTCGATTGCCCGCGCTCACTTCGGCCAAGATTGCGCTGTGGAACACCATGCTGGCTCAGAACGTAGGGAAGGCGGAACTGGCTCGCCGGCTGGGAGTGAATCGCGTTCAGGTAGACCGCCTGGTGGATCTGCTCCACGGGTCGAAGATCGAAGCGGTGGAACATGCTCTGGCGATCTTGGGCCAACGGTTGGCTGTGACTGTCATTGCGGCATAATGGCACCAGGATAGCGTTAGGAGGTTGATATGCCATTCACGGAAACAGTGCATAAGTTCACCAGGAAGGAGATTTCTGCAGATGAGGCCGTGGCCCACTTGAAAGAGCAGGGGCTGTTCAATCTCGCCCTGATGACCCTGCTTGAAGAGTACCTGGAAGCCAAGCTGGGTCGGGACAGCTACTATCCCGACGACGCGTACTGATCCGACGCGCACGAAAAAGCCCGCCAATTCGGCGGGCTTTTTCTATCCGGTGATCGGCTTTAGCTTCCCGGCCAAGGCGGCTGCTTGGGCCGCGTCAGCGGTGAAGTCGCCGGCATTGGTCGGTGGTCCTGCCGGCGGGTGGACGTGACCGGCCAACTGGGTGTTCATCTGCTGCACCAGGTCCAGCAGGTCGCACAATACCTGCAGGACATTCACGTCAGCAGACCCCAGCCATGTCTTCGGCGCCTGCAGGTGCTGGGCGACGGCCGCCACGCTCCGGCGCATTCCCTGGATACGTTCGTCCATGTGGGCGCCGATGGTGGCGTTGTAGCGCTGGCCGGCAACCAGGTTCAGGTCGCGCCCGGTGGCCTGGTGTAGATCGTCCACGGCGGCCAGGCTTGCGGATCCGCCGGATAACAGCTTGAGCGCACCCAGCGCCTCGATCCGCTTGACGCCGCCCACTTGCTCGGTCGCGTGGTCCTCGATCTCGACTCGGCTACTTTGGTAGCGTTCGACGTTCTCCAGGGCCTCTATCTCGCGCTCCATGGCCTGATCGCGGATCCGCCCATCCGTCTGCCTCGTCCAGTTCCCCGCGCCGTCTACGCGCTGCAGAACGGCTTCGCTGTGCTGCCACAGCTGATCCTCTTTCGGCAGCTTCGGCAGGCTCTGGCCGTGGGGCAGGATCTGCAGGATGAATGGCTTGTTCGGCAGGCCGTAGGCGAAGCCCACCACCACCAGGGCGCCTTCCTCGGGGAAGGCCAGGAACCCGCGTTCGCCGCCGCCGTTCGGCAGCGGCAGCGGGACGCCCGGCATGGGCGGCAATGCCGGGTCGGCCTCGCCGTTCACGTCCAGGATCTCCAGGTCCACGGCGAAGCGCGGGCGGAAGTCGTCGCACAAGCCGTTCGCCGCCGGCGGATCCGCCACGGCGGTGACGCGGGCGAAGCGCGGCAGGTGGTAGCCGCCGGAGAGTTCCGGAAATTGTCTTTCGACGATGCGGGTTACTGCTTCTTCCATTTGATGGCCATCTGGGCTCCGGTGAGCGTCACCGAGGTGATGCGCTCGCCCTGGTTGATTGTCGCCCCGGGGCGGATCCCGGGCAGTGCTGCCACCACGGCGGACTGTTTGCCCTGGTAGCTGTCGAACAGTTCGGTTTCCAGCGGGATGGGCGCACGGGCGCCCCAGTAGCTATGCGCCCAGCTGCCCACGTAGACCTCCCCGTTACCTTGCTGGTGCCAGACGAAATCGGGGATGCCGAACACGCGGGCCAGGCTGTCCATGGCCTGGTAGCCGGTGGCGAGCGAGTAGAAGAACGGCGCTTTCGTCCTTGAGTAGTCGGCGTCCGGGACACGGAAGGTCAGGCCGGTCTGGCGGCTCACATCCTCCAGAACCTCGCGAAGATCCACATGGCGCAGCCCCATCGGTAGGGGCTGGGCGAGGACAGCGGCCAGCTCGCGGCAGAACAGCACCTGTTCCGTCGCGTTCGCCGCGCTGCAGCGCTCGACGTAGCCGAGGAAGTGCCGCTGCAACGGTCGGTCGTTGTAGCCGATATCGAGGGCCACCAGGCCGCGTACGAGCGCCGGTGCCTTGATGGTGAACGATGCCCGGCCCGGAGTACGCAGATCCAGGCGAACTTCGCCCTGGACCAGGGGCACGACTTGGCCGTTTACGGCCAGCACCTGGTGCAGCTTCACGGCGTCCCCTCCAGCGCCTGGTCTACGCGCTGCAGGATCCGTTCGAACCCTGTCAGCTCCTGCGCGGGCTTGCCGTCGCCGCCGGCGGCGGGATCCGCGACCGTGGCGCCGGTGCCGGACTGCTGCTGGACCTTGTTTCCGGGCCGGCGTGTCTCTACACGCTCGGGGTTCGAGAGCTTTTCGGTCAGGGTGAACTGGATCCGCCAGGCCCGCAGCAGGTCATCTTCGCGCACGCTGAGGTTGTCGCTGAACTGGACCTGGCGCACGCCAAAGGCCTCGGCGGTCTTGTTGACGACGCGGTAGGTATGCAGTTGTCCGCCGCCTGCGGTCTTCTCTGCCATCCGCACCAGGGCCACCAGGTGCGTCTGGTCAACGTAGGGAATCATCAGGCTGACGGTCAGCCCCTTGGGCTTGAAGCCTTTGTGAGCTGTAGCCGTGTTGCTGGTCTGCCCGGACAGATCCGCGCTTTCGATACGCAGGTTTGCGGTGATCTGCAGTTCCTTTCCGTGGACCTGCTCGCCATCGAGCATGAGCGTCATGGATCTAGCCCCACCAGCTCACGCACGAACGCCAGGCCGGCGAGCGAACCGACCAGGGCCAGCCCGGCGCACAGCACCCACTCATGCCCTGGCGCCTTGCCCTTGAGCAACTGCCGGCGTAACTCGCCGGCATTGCCGGGGCCGACCAGGCGGGCCTGCATTGTGCTGTCCTCGGCGCCATTCTCCAGTTGCGCGCGCAGCGCCTGCAGGGCGGCATCCTTGCTCGCCTGCAGTGCCTGCTTGCGCTGCGCCAGGGCGCCCAGCTCGGCCATGGGCGAACTGTCGGCGGCGTAGCCTTCCAGAACGGCCAACTGCCCGGACAGGGTTTGTCGGGCTGCGCGGGTAATGGTGCAGCGCTCCAGGGGCAGATCCTGCCAGCGAGGCAAGGGGCCGGCGGTGGGCAGGATCCACTTTTCCGCTTCCAGGCGGGAAAGGTGTCCGGCGCGCCGCTCGGCGCGCTGCAGGTCGGGAATTGGCATCATCGCATTGAAACGGCCCAGGGTAGCCGCTAACTGGTCGTAGCGCGTGCCCAGGAACAATAGGACCAGGGCGTGCTGTTCCTGGTCGTCGCGCTGCGGCAGTTGCAGCAGCTTGTCGCCCAGCAGTTGCAGGAGGTTCGGCGCCGACAGGAAGCGCTGGTGTCCTTTGCCCTGGCCGATTCCGGTCTGGAACGGCGTCACGGCCATGCAGGCGGGAGCCTGGCCCAGCGTGGTGGCCATCGCGTTGCGCCCGGCGGATATCGCCGGCCCGGCCGCCGCGCCGACCGGCCCCGGGTTGGTGGTGGCCAGCCCCTGCAGGTCGCGCATACGCTTGGTCGTGCTGGCCAGCTCGCCGCCGGCGAGCTTCTGCGCGTTGCTCAAGTCGTCCAGCCAGCGCGTGGCCTGAGCAGGCCAGCGCATGGTCACTGATGCCCAGGTCATGCGGAGTACCTGCCGTCGCGCTCCAGCTCTTCGGCGAGCCACGCCGGGGCGCTGGGGCGGTGCTCCGCAAGCGGAAATTCGCCCTGTTCGGGCCAGTCTCGCAGGGTGCGCCGGTAGGCCTGCAGTGTCTGGTACTGCTCGCCGGTCAGGGTAGTGTCGCCGTCCTCGATCTCGTCGCGGTGGCGTGCCACCAGGGCGTCGGTGGCGTCCAGTTGGTGATCCCGCCAGGCGCGCTCTATCGCCGCCAGTTCATCGGTGGATGGCGGCGGCGGCTCTTTCGTCATCGGCTGCCCATCCGGGCCTGCGCAGATCACCCGGCCAGCTTCCTGTTCCTGCAGGATCCTGGCGTGGACATCAGCGCTGACGGGGATTCCGTCTACAGGCCAGCCGTTGCCGGACTCGTAGGCCTCGCGCAACGATACGGGGTAGAACGCCGCCGCAGAGGGGGAGAAAACATAGTCGCTGGTGTTCATCGGCCGAATGCCTCCCAGAACAGAACCATCTGTAGTTGGTATCCGTTTTCCACAGTCGCACCTGTCGTCGTCAGGTTATAGAACGAGGTGCTCGCGTCGGTGCCGGGGTGGAAATTTGCTGTCTGGCCCGCGAAGCCGCCCAGGCAAACGTTCGGAAACGGGATCGGGAAAGTGATGCCTGCGGTAGTGTCCCCGCCCACAGTCACCCGCCCCCACTGGCGGATCAGTCCCGTGTCGTTGTCTCGCCACCATCCGCTACTTCCGAGCGATGCGGTCGCGATAGTCCCGGCACCGATGTTGCTTCGGGCCGTTACGGCGTTGTTGGCGCCGAGGCCGCCACGGGCCAGCGGTAAAATGCCCGATGTAATTTGGGTGGCGTCATGGTTGTGCCCGGAAGGAGGGAATGTTGCGGGCTTCCCTGGTAAGGACGCCCAGGAGTATTCCGACTTGGCCACGTAGTTGGCAGGGTTGAAGTTGCCGGAGTCCCATGCGCGATACCATGCTGACCAGGTGCCGTTGTAGCGGCAGCGCCAGTACAGACCGCCGGCGGCGTAGCCACGGTAAGTCTGATAAATCATCGTGGAAGTGGGTGCGTGGACGGTCAGCAAACCGGCCTCTCCCACGGGATAGTTCGTGCCGTTCTTGGCGTTCGCGCTGAACGGTTGATGCCACCACCCAGAGGCAATCATGGTGTCTAGGTTGACCCCACCCCCCAGTTCGCCATCCGCCTCTTTAGCAAATGAGCCGCCCACATCGCAGCGTTTCCAGGCCGACCAGACCCCGCGCTTGTTCCCGACGTCGTACATGTAGCGCACATACATTTCGGCATTCGCCGCGTAGCGCACTGCAATCTGGGCGGCATTGCCGTTGCGCTGGTTGTACATCATCGTCTGGATATAGAAATACTGCCCCGGAATCGGACCGTTCTCGTGATTCGTGAGGATGAGCGGGATGTTCGTGGTGTTCGGGTCCGTCGTGTTGGGTGCGCTGGTGCATAGCCCTTGTGCGTACCAGGGCAGGCGGGCATCGGCGAACATGCCCGACGTAACTTTCGAGGCGTCCAGAGAGGGAATGTCGTCGGTAGTAAGCGTGGTTGCACCGATGACTAGACCCTTGGGGTTTACCCTGACCTTGGTGTAGGTGCCGTCGGCGACACCGGTATTGGCCAGCGTAACCGTAATGCTGGCGTTTG